ATCGCTCGGATTGACGATACGGTAGGCCAGCATCTCGATCGGTGCCGGGACGATCAGGTACTTGATGGCATTGCGCATGCCCAGGATCTCCAGCGACTCGGAGTAGGCTGTCTGAGCACGCATCGCGGCCTGTGTGATCGCCAGGTTATCGTTGGTCAGGGGCAGGACGCCGGTGTTGTTATGACCCGCGATGTAGAGAGCGACCGTATCGTAGTCCATCGTCGGGTTGTCGGTCGTGACCAGATTCATCACGAACTTGAACAGCGTACGCGCAGCTGATCGACCCATCGCGTCTGGAATGCGCCTGACCGCCTGGAACCGATCGTTCGTGATGGCCTCGAACGTCACGTCGTCCATGCCACCACGCTTGCTGACCGCGTAGGTGACCTCCTCGTCTGTCGGCGTGGTCAGGGTCGTGTAGGGACCACCCTCTGCGACGACAGGCAGATCGCCATACCCACCGATTCTCGCCCAGTGTCTGGTCTGGAAGTCAGGCACATCCTCGACATCGCTGACGAGCTTGCGCCACTGGTCATACATCGGGTTCGCACGATAAGTCTTCATCATGCGGATGTAGAGATTGTCGGCGTAGATCTCGCCCCAGGTAGCCGTGGCCAGAGACTCTCGGAGCCTGCTGTGATCGAGCGCCGAGTCGTAGCTCGTCGACATCGCACGGTTGATGGCGAATGGACCCGACTCCTCGTAGTCCCACGGATCTGCACCGGTCCACTTGCAGTAGGCCTCGCGCAAGGACTTGAATCGCGGGATCGGGGCATCTCCGACCATCTCATCGATGTTCGAGAAGAGGCCCTGGATCATGGCGTCGAACTTGTCGGCTTCGGAGGCCATGATCTTGATCGCCTCACGGAAGGCCGGCGGTCGAGCGTTCTTACCAGCAAGAGCAGCCTCGTAGTCGACGGACTCCTTGATCAGGGTGTCCATCTCCTCTTCCTCGACCTCCCGGCGGCTCAGAGTCTCCAGCAGAGTGCTGCGGAGTCGGCTCTTACCATAGTCAGAGAGCTTGAGGGGACTGATCTTGCCATCGACGCGGGCCTCGTGCTCACGCCGCGTATTGGATTCTCGCAGCCTGGCCAGCTCGGTCTGCATCTCCTCGTGCTGAGGCTTCTGAGCCTCCTGCACAGCAGTTACGGCCTCCTTGACCGCCGTACCCATCGACTCCGTTAGCACAGCAGCGACCTGATCGCGGATCAGCTTCTGCAGTTCCTCAGGATCCATGTCCACCGTTCTCCTCTCTTGATCTGGAGCCTGACTTGCGACCAGGCGTACAGTACGGCCTCCCGCCGCAGGGGTTGTGACCACGTCGACGGATCTGACCTTATCGATGGCCTCGACCCATCGAACCGATCTGCCTCCCATCTTGCGGGGACTGGTCCTGCCCACCGCGTCGATGCTGAACCCAAGGAAATCGTCCTCGCCTGCTCGATCGGCCTCCACCAGGACCTCGCGTAGCCAGGGAGCGAATACCTTGAAGCGGGCTCTGACGCCCTCGACCATCTTGCCCTTGACCTGATAGGTGCCGTACTCGGGACTCGTGAACTTGCCGACCTTATCCCTGATGCTACGCTCCGGCCTGTTGCGCATCTCGGAGTCTGAGGCGTGATCGGCAAAGGACGCTACTCCCTCGAACAGAGGCGTCGCGGCCTGCAGCACACTGGTGTCGTAATAGGTGCCGTTGCCCGACTGACCCTTCTCGATCAGGATCACGTCCCATTCGCGTCCCTCGGTACCAGTGACCGCCTCCACCAGTTGGACGGACTCTGCGAAGCTCTCCTTCCAGCTATCTGGCAGCTGATCGGTCGCACCAAGGGCAGCTGCTCGCTTCTTGATGTGCCGCTTGGCTGCCTCTGGATTGGACGCCCGACCGACAGCCTGGATCGCGTTATGCAGGTCCTGCACGTTCTCGATCGGATAACTACCATCAGGCAGAGCGTGGCCCTTCTTGGCCAGCTCCTTACGCCTCTCGGCAGTGAACTCCTTCTCCTGCAGATGCTCGAAGGCTTCGATGATCTCAGCCATCTGAGCCTCGGTGACCTCCTCCTCGACATCACCAGTGGCATCGAGCAGTCCCTGGCATAACTCCGCCAGCCGAGATGCACCAGGGAAGCCGTGCATCTTACCAGTGGCAAGGGACTTCATCTGGCGGATCACATCCTTGTTGGCAGCAGAGAGTACCCTGCCGGCCTCGGAGATGTCCTCCAGGCGCTCGGTTATCTGCGTCAGTTCCTCATCTTCGTCCATCGGCATTCACTCTCCGTTCACCATACCGCCTCAGTTGCTGACTCTGCGGATACAGGATCGTGCCTGCCGATCTTGCCATCCTTCAGCGTATCGATCGCATACTGCGCACCAGTGAGATCGGGGTCGGGATCGTAATCCTCCTTCTCGCGCAGATCTTCTAGATCCTGCAGTACCTCCTCCAGATCGGAGTCATCGCACGACCACCGTCCACCAGATAGCTCGGCCGTGGTATCGCCCCTGAACTGCACCTCTACCGTCATCACATCCTCTTCAAGTGGGCATGCTGGACGGTCCAGAGCTGCCCATCTCGCAGCTTGACCGCATACGGTTCCGTATCTGACCCTCTGGTTACGACCGTCCCGCTGGTACCCGCGTGCGTGCCTCCCAAGATATGCACCTCATCACCGACGATGATGCGAGGTGCGGGATGCCATTCTGCCGCCCTACCCCTGGTCACGCTATAGATCCAGTCGAAGTACTCGGGATCCTGACGGGCCAGCTTGACCGGGTTCTCGTGCAACATCTGCAGGCCCATGCTGACCATCTCGCTGTGACGATCCTCACTGGTGCCCTTCAGATGCGCACCATAGTCCTTTCCCATATAAGCATGGGTGAAGTCGTCGGCTCTGGTCATCTCGTGATCCTCATAGCCACGGTTCTTGGTGACATCTCGCAGCTTGCGCTCCTGCTCACCCCTGGTGCGCTCGTCGTAGAACTCCCGCCGAGACCTGGCGATAGCCGGAGTCTCATATTCCAGGGTGTGGCCTAGCTCGTGGACCGTGGTAGCCACGCTACTGTTGTGCGAGCCTGGTCCCATGTTGACCTGACCCATGCGGTTAAACGACCGATCGTCGTTGGTCGTGGTGAAGTAGATCGTCTTCTTCTTCGGGATACCAAGCTTCTTGAGATCTGCAGCAGTCAGATTGGGATGGTTGACCATTCCCTCGTGGACTGCGATCGAGTGGTTCATCGAGACGCCGGTTATCTTGCGGAACTCCTCGAATCCCTGCTTCCATCTATCCAGCTCCTCAGGAGATGCCTTGCGAGCACCAGCAGCAGGCTTGGCGATAGACATGGCTATGTCGGCCGGCTTCTGGTAGATGAACTTCTCCTTCAGCTCCTGATCTCGTTGGTCGACCAATCGCTGATGATGTTCGGCTGCAGCCTTGACGTCCTTGGCCGCCATATTCATATGGGCCTGTAGCTGCAGATTCTTGGGATCGCTGATATCACCCGTCGCTCCCCACCAGCGCTCTGCAGCCTGACGATGCACACGCTGTAGGAACTCCATCTGCTCCTTGGCCTTGGTGATCTCAACGGTACGCTGATCGTCCCAGGCGAGCATCCTGCGCCGCACATCCATCGCCGCTTCATTAGCGGTCATCTTCTGCTCGACCGAGGTAGGCCCACGCTTCTGTGGTCCCTTGACCCTGGCGATGTGCGCACCGGCAGCTTCCTCAGATGGATTGATGAAGTGCGTGATGTGGACTTCGCCATTCGGCAGATGACGGAACTGAGCGCCATGCGATCCCAGGAAGGTGATGGCGTTGTTCTCAGCTCGCTTCAGCTCGGCACCAGATAGATCGCCGGTGTGGACGAGCTTGACTCCGCCGTGCTGCAGGCTGACCGCCTTGAAGTGCTCTGCATGACCGCCTAGCGCTGCATTCACGGATCCGACCGTAGCGCTGATTCTCCGCGTACCAGTAGCAGCAGAGACCGCCTTGGACTGGAGGTCGCCACCGAACATGCTGGTGACGTGAATGCCATTACCGAAGTCGGCGTTCTTATGAGTCGCACCGGCCTTATCTAGCGCATCCTGCGTCTGCTTCCGATGCCGAGTTATCGTGCCGCTCGATCCGTGGAACTCGACCAGGGTACCCTGACCAGATGGGTGTGGCCTGGTGGTATAGCCTGGTCCATCGGTCTTGTGGAACACCAGATTGGTCTTAGTCCCGACCGCAGAGTGTGTGCTGACCTTCTTGGATTTCTGCACACCAGCAGTATCGAGCAACTTGGTCACGGCCTTCGGGGTAGCCGATCCATCTCCTCCGCCACCGCCCACCGCCGCAGATACCGCGTCGGTAACTGGACCTCTGGGGCTACGCCCACCATGACCGCCACGCGAGAACCTGCCTCGTCGGTCGTGATAGGGGTTAGCCTCGACCAGGCGACGGACGGACTCGGTCACTGAGCCCTTCTGACCAATCTGGCGATAGGTCTGCACCAGCTCCCTGGTGTAGGCCTGGGCCTCCTCTTCGAGATCGTCGAGGAATGCCTGCCACGCGGCCTGCATCTGAGGGTTGTCGAGATCAGTATCTGAAGGCACCGACGAACCCCTTCTTGGCCTGATCAGATGTCCAGTCGATCCTGGGGTGATAGCCATCGAACGAATACAGGTGCGCTATCCTGCGATCGTGATCGAGAATGATCGACATCGTCCGAGGCTTGACCTTGTGGCCCAGGATCTTCTCAGCATCTGCCTTGGCCTTGGCCTTGCGCTCGATGATGGCCTGCTCCTTGCGTGCGTTGTGAACGCGCTTCTGCTCAGCGGTCATGCCGGCGAGCGCTGCCTTCTCCTTCTTGCCTGGCTCACCAATGGTCAGTCGCCACTGCTGCGCCTTCTTGGTGTTACCGATGCCCCCCGCCTTACCCTCGACCAGCATATGATCGTAAGCTATATCGACCGCGAAGTTGTTCTTCTTCGTGTTGGCGTGACGTGCATCTGCCATGCCCTCGTGCTGCCGCAGATAGCCGACGATCACGTTCTCGCCTATCTTGCCTCGATCCTGCTTGCTCAGGAAGCTCGTCGGGATCGGAGTGCCATCGAACGGCTTGGCTCCCGAGATGCGCGTGACCTTAGGGATCGTTATGCGGGCATCTACGCCCTGCATAGGCTTGGGACCAGTGCGGCTCCGCACAGATGAGCCGTGAGTGAACTCACCAGTGGTAGGAGAATGGTTGCGATTCATCTCCAGAAGACGACGAACCTCCTCCAACACAGAGCCCGTCAAGGGATCGAGGTCCATCTCCTGCCGCAGACGATCCATCGCGGCGTCGTAGATGGCCTCCTCCTCTGTGGTCGGCATCGCAAGCTCTTCGGCCATCTATCCGCCCTCCAGATAAGCGCTCAGGATCCTGCGACTGGTACTACCCTCTTTGAGATCGAATTTGCCCCCGAACCCGGTGCCGTTGGCCTTCCACCAGTCCTTACCGCCACGGATCATCAGCTCGTTCAACGTCTGGGCACCGCCTGGTAGCTTGTTAACCGAGAAAGGAGAACCGATAGTCGCATCGAAGCCCAATCTGGCCCAGGTATAGTAGCCATTCTGCACTTTACTGCCTGGACTGCCAGCTGCCAGCGTACCAATGTGGTCCATCTTGAGCGCGACCGCCGTATCGACCTGACGAGCGAATAGCGCTGTACCCGTGCCACGAGGAGCATCATCAGCCAGATAGAAGTGGTCGTTGGTCATGAACGTCCCGGCACTGCTACGACCAATATTCCTCGTCGTGTAGCCTGCCTTGACATCCGTCTCTGACATCCGCATCCCCACGGTCAGGGTCGAGCCTCCCGCAGACGAGATGGTTACATGAGCCACTTCTGGAGCACAGGCGAGGCTACGGATCTCAGAGTGACTCAGCTGCCGACCGAACAGATGCTGAGATGCCTGCTGCACGTTGGGGTGATCTGCACCTGAGATCTTGCCCTTACTAACATCCCCGACGTAAGCCTTGGCCTGGGCTGAGATGGGACTCTTGGTAGCGGGAGATGCAGCCTTACCACCAGACGATCTGGCGAACTTGCCACGGGTGTCGTGATGGATGTTTATCTCCAGAAGGCGACGGACCTGCTCAGCGACGGTCACCAGTCTCCTCCTTCCAGAGGCGAGGTCCCATGCGCCTGCCGTATACCAGATCGTCAAGGCCTCTCTGCGAGTAGATCAACATCTCGTGCGCCGCACATCTAGGCTTACCAGCGAAGTATGTCCCACAGGCCTGACCAGAGTCCTTACAGTTGCGATCAACAATCTCGCGCAGATGGATAAACTCATCTGGAGTGCCGTTCCAGACCAGTGCGTGTCTCATGAGGTCTGCTCCCAGGAGTCCGACAGCATGATCGAGATGCATCTGCAGTTGATACGCTCTCTGGCAGACGCAGACGGATCGTGCGGGAATTGCATGCGTTCTCCGCCCACCAGATAGGCCTGGTCGAACGGAATCGGGCCTGGGTCGCCTCCTCGTCCATATCTGCGACCTGCGCTGACGTGATCTGGCCTGACGCGTGCATCGTGCGCGGTTATCCAGCTCTTCTTGGGAGATGGAGTCACCTCAGCCGCCTGGTCCTGCCTGATATGCGAGGCGAGGCTGTAGATGGCGTTGGTCTCGGTTCTCACGATGCGCTCTGCCTGGTATGCGATCGTACCCAGTCTCGGGTTGGCCCTCGTGGGTTGCGTCCTCAGAAGCGCAGCCACGTCTTGCATGATCGAATATGCAGGCTTGGTACCGAGGATACCAAGGGAGATCTGCTGCCGGGCAGCGGTCACGAAGCTATCTGAGACGTATCTCACCATATCGGCTGCGGCAGTCTGAGCGATGTTGAGCGCATCTGTGCTGATGGTGAGCGGCAGAATGGACGGATTCCCGCCACCAAGTAGGATCAGGTCGTCGGTATCGCTCTGCCCCGATGCCATGCCCTCTTCCACGATGCCACTCATAAGCGAGCCCATCCTGCGCTGTATCTCGGTGGAGGCGTCCGTGACAGCCACCATCAGGGCTCGCAAATGAGCAGCCTGAAACGACCCGCCTTCGCCCGCCGGTATGTTGGCGATCTGCGATACCAGGCCTCTACGCACATCATCCAACGTGACGAGCATCTGGCGAGCCGAATCAGCCTCTAGCTGTCCCTGCTGGCTGAAGATCTCCTCGATCTTGAGCCTGTAGGCCCGCTCTTGATCGTTCTCGGCCTCGATCAGGTCGACCAGAACCTGGGTCACCGCTCTACCCGCCCATATCGTGCGCTATCGCCCTGGCCACGAGTCCAGGCAGCGAGCCCTACCAGCGCGATGAACAGCACGATGCCGAACAGCACACCCAGGCCGAAGCTCACCACATCGAGGGTATATGTGGGCATCAGCGTCGGAGGCTCCTCAGATCCCCAACACCAACGCCAAGCAGATAACCGAGTACGACCAGACCAGTCGCCTGGAACCATAAAGGCACTCGACTACCACCGGTGAAGAAATCGATCAGGACCACGATCAGCCATATACTGGCGAACACGGCGGCTACCACCGATCTCAACCAGATGGGTGCGGGGCTGGGCACCGGTTGACGATTCGGCGTCTCTTCAAGCGTCGGCCTCGGCTCACTCTGCGACATGCGTGTCTCCGAATGCCTTGTCTCGGAAGTAATCGCGCTCGACCTGTACGCTATGCACTTCCTCCTTCAGCAGATCGATCGAACCATCCTTGGTCGAGACCACAACCTTCAGTAGGAACAGAATCGTGCCCCAGAGACCACCGATGATCGCACCGACGATGGCGATCTCCCCGGCATCGAGCGTGAGCCCCGATCCCAGACCCTCCATCAGAGAGGAGTCACCTGTGGAGTTGGGGTTCTGCAGTTTGTGCCCTGATTGCCACAATCTGGTGTCGGCGTGACGGTCGCGGTTGCGGTTACGGTTAGAATCGGGACCAGGGTTGGCGTAGGGGTCGCCGTAGGGGTCAGGGAGGCCAAGGGAGGGGCAAGGGAGGGCACCGGCGATGCGGTTGGACCAGGGATAGCTGTGGACGTCTGCGTTGGCCCTTGGCCTCCGGAGGTGCCTCCGGTTGGACGCCTGACGGTCGGTGATGGCACCAGGGTTGGTGACGGAGTTGGAGTCGGCGTCCCTGTGGGTGAAGGGGTTATCGTCGGAGTCGGGGTCGGCGTACCAGTAGGCATAAGAGTAGGCACCGTGGTAGGCACCAGGGTAGGAGGCGGCGTAGGGAGAGGAGTGGGGGGCTCGATAACCTGTGGCTCCTCCTCGATCGGAACTGGCTCCTCGGGCTCTACGATCTGCTCTATCGGCAGCGGTGTAGCCGCAGGTAACGCAGGCTGAGGCTTGGCTACAGGCTTGGGGACTGCTACTGGTTTGGCTACGGGCTTGGGCACCACGGGAGGCACAGTCGGTGCAGATGCCTGTACCAGGGTAGGCTCGACGGGTGCCGGCGTATCTGTGGGACTGATCGTCGGCGTCAGCGTATCTGCAGGCACCACAGTAGCGGTCGATAACAGCACCGTAGCGCTCGGCACCACCTGAGCCGTAGAGGTCGATATCGCGCTCACCAGTGTAGGTGCGTCGACTGATACTGGAGGCGTCGAGATAACTACCACCGTCGATGGGGTCGCAGACGGAGTCTTGGACAGATCGACGGGACCATGCGAGAGCACTATCGAGGCAGCGATCAGAGATATCGCGTAGCCCGAGACAGTCCCTGCTCCGATGAACATCAACCCCTGGACTGGTAGTGACAGCCTCATGGCTCAGGCTCACGCGGAGAGGCCCTCCGGAGGGGCAAGGCGTGGCCTCCGCGATTGAGCTGGACCAGGGGTAGCTTGTCGTGGAGGCGTTGTCCCTTGGCCCGCAGGTGAAGCGCCTGGTGTACCCGGCGTACCAGTAGGAGGGATAACCGGCGGAGGCATCATCTCGGCCTGCTTCTGTATCTCCTCCTCGATATGGATCTGCATCTCTTCGAGATCGACGTCGATACCTAGCTGCTCGATCAGCAGCACGGCTGTTTTCTGAGCGGTCTCGAGATCGATGAAGTGCTCGGTGACCGCCGTAGCCAGTCCCTGGATGGCGAACTGGAACGATTGCGCTCCAGCATGCAGATCCTTGACGCGTAGCTCGGGAGTATCTATCGAGAGGTTCCAGGCCTCCAGCCTGACCGTACCGGCCTGCTTCGGCCTGGTGATCTTGCCGGCCAGCTGAGCCTGATCTAGCTGGAATATGACGATCTGCTCCACGATATAGCGCAGATACATCTGCCGCGCAGACATCCATCTGAACGTCGGCTCGTCGAGCACCTGACCAGAGGCCTTGTTGACGTCCTCGGTCACGTTCAGCCAGGTCTTCGGGTACTGAGCACCAGTGGCAATGTGACCCAGGATCACCTCGGCCAGGGTCGCGCTATCTGCGGTCTTGAGATCTGGTGTGACAGCGGTCCACGTAACCGCCTCGTTATGCGCTCTGACCGCGCCTGGTTTCGGAGCACCGTTGTCCTTGAGCCACGCTCTGATCTCGGCCTCGTTCTTGCCTTCTAGCTGCACGTCCCAGATGAACGCCTTGAGCAGCTCAGATCGCTCCAGCTCGTTGAATAGCTGCTGATCGTACGCATCGAGCCAGTCGATGACCGAGAGCAGATCGGATCGGCCTCTTCTGGCGTTCGAGACGTTGTTCACGCGGAAGAAGAAGCAGCTCCCGATATACGGCTTCGGCTCACCAGCAGGATCACCCTTGGCATCTCGCTCCTGCCAGGTCTCTCCGTCGCCTGCTCCCATCAGCAGCCCGTAGCTGTCGGAGTTGGGATCCTCGTCTACCGTGATGACCTTGAGCCGCTCGCGCTTACCACCTATCGAGCCACCAGCAGGAGCAAGCTCCAGAGCCTCGACCTCGCTACCCTTGGCGTTCATCACGACCGCGATGATGTTCTCGGGATCGACCGACCCCAGGCGTACCAGTCCATCGACGGGGTTGACGTTAATCGTCAGGCACAGCTCGCCCCACATGCCCAGTTCCAGGGCATATTTGGGCAGATTGAGATCCATCAGGTTAACGTGATCCTGCCAGAACTGGTCGATGATCTCCTGCACGGCGTCGCGCTGCTTCTCCGCCTGATCGTCCGAGTTGACCGTGAATCCGTCGCCCACCAGATAGGCAGATGTGGTAGCGAGGATACGGCGGGCCACGGGGTTGGTCTCGTACAGCCAGAACGCCAGCTTGAGCGACTTCTGGTGCTGCAGAGGCGAGAAGTCACGCGGAGACTGCGTCAGTCGACGAAAACCAGGCCCGCCTCCCTGAGCAGCGGTCAGAGCGCTGTCGGGATCGTACATCTGCATCAGAGCACTGGTCTGCTCCAGTAGCCGCTGAGCCTCCTTGAGGGAGGTCTCCAGCTGCACGATGCGCTCGTCGGTACCAGTGAGTCGGTCTAACCAGTTGGGCATCAGCAGAGTCTCGCCAGGGCCAGGAGGCCGATCATCACCAGAATGGCTAGAGGGACGCCTCCGACGATGCCGAATACCACACAGGCGACGAGCACCAGTATGGCGAGGATAGCACCGAGAGCGGTCGGCTGCACCGGCCAGGCTTTCATCCGAGGATCCTCCTGATCGTGTTCATCTTGGCGATGGCATCTGAGCCCTCGGATTCGCCAGGGGCATTAGCGATCTGACGCAGTAGATCAATAACCTCGCGTAGCTCGGTCGCCTTGCTCTTCCAGGCCTCACGCTCCTCGGCTAGCAGATCAAAGATATCGATCGTCTCGTCGGCTTCGTCAGGTGTCATACCAGCCACACCACGTTGAATCCGCCCAATCTGGCGAAGTCGTCTCGGCTGAGAATCGAGTAGATGCCCTTGTAGCCTGGTGCCGAGTTAGCGATCCACAGATTCGGCCCATCTACGCCACGCAGGGCCACCCAGTGATACCAGGCCTGCCCCGAGATCTGACCAGTGGTATAGCTGGCGAGATCGTACACGCTGTCAAAGTCCAGCCACTCCTGCACGGTATCCTGGCCATATTCGGAGTAGACTCTGCGCAGCTGCGTACCAGATCCATCGACCAGGCCAACCTGAGCGTTGACGTTATCGGGACGACCGATAGCGCTGATCGCTGCCCACTCGCTCATGGACGGATCCAGGCCGGTAGAGCGCATGACCCACGCCAGCGCACAGCCTGAGCAGGTCCAGTTGGCCTCCTGCAGAGGCATATACGCGTCAGGGTTCCAGGCGATACCAGTGGGTGGTGTGGGCTCAGGCTCAGGTTCGTCATCACCGAAAGGGCAGCCGCTTTACGGCATTGTCCTCCTCGTAGTAGGTGTAGATCGCATCTCGGCCGTAGGTACGCGAGATCTTATGACCCTCCTCCAAGATCACGAACTGCTCATCAGAGCGAGGCTCGTCACCAGAGTCGGTCATCGCCTGGGCCACGCCGGGACCGATCACGTAATCGCTCACGTCTGATTTACCGAGACCTGGGTGCCGCTGTTAGGCAGGTTGCCTGCGCCACCAGAGTAGCGCACAGGGAACGAGTAATAGCTCCCGAAGAGCGTACCCGCCGACGTCGCCTGCAGCGTGGCCCATCTAGTCGGATCGGTGTTGTGGGCCAGCTTGAACGTGTTGCCAGTCTGGACCTGCGCCAGGGCAGCAGCCACGTTATTGCCAGCGTTATCAGCGATCCAGATCAGCAGGGTCGTTGCGTCGTTCCATTTACCAGTGTTGGTGCGTACCTGACCGGCGATCGGAGGCAGAGTCTGGGTATTCCAGACCCAGATACCGCTCAGAGCGGGGACCGTGATCAGAGCGAGCGCCTTGGAGTAATCGGGGTTAGTGTAGTAGCTGCAGATGTGAGGGAACGGCGTCTTGCCATGCCAGGGGCAGGTATCCGCAGCGCTAGGCGCACTCTTGATGACGTTCAGAGCCCACACCAGAGAGTCGATGTAGTCCTGAGTCGTAGGAGCAGCCTGCTGAGTCGGTGCCTCGCTCATCCGCTATCCTCCTCGTCATCGGCCAGACCAGCCAGCTCTACGGCATGGGCATATTCGACGTTCGTATAGGAGCCGCACTGATGCGTGAACGGCACTCTGCCGTGAGCCGTGCAGTTACCCCACTGCTCAGAGGGATGCCCGATCTTCTCGATGGCCCACTTCAGCGCTGCCTTGTAGTCGGCCTTGGTACCGGCTCGCGCCTTGGGTTCCTGTGGTACTTCCTCTTCGATCTCAGATTCCTCCTCGACCTCGGGATTCTCCTCGACCTCCTCGATCTCCTCTTCCTCGACAGGCTCGTCATCGCCGGCCGGGGTCTCGGCCAGCCGATCCTTGAGCGACCTCCTCTGTGCCATCAGGATTCAGGCTCGGGATGAGGTTCGAGATCTGGATCAGGGCCTACGGGCAGGATATCTTCCTCGACCTCGGCTATCTTCTGCTCTTCGGTCAGAGCGAAGCTACCAGTGAGATCGAAGTGCGGATTGGACTCCCTGGCGACGGAGTAATCGGCCTCTGGATCTGGGACGAAGTCTACTACTGGCGGTGTCTCGGTCATCAGCCCCTCCTGAACAACGAATAGCGCTCACGCTCCGGGACAGGATTAACCTGCTCCTCGGCCACATCTGCTGCCTCGATACCTAGCGATGCAAACGCCAGCAGAAGTGCGTCTGCATCATCTGGTGATCGCCTGATGCGCTTCTTGGTCTCGCTCTTCTGCTCGACCTTGATGCGAGAGGCTGTATCTCGTTGGTAGTTAGGCGCTATCAGTTGCGCTACTGTCTTCTCATCGACCGCTGTCAGGTCCCACGCCTTGTCCCTGGATAACTCGCGGCCGACCTCCCACCAGATCTGATCTCGGAGCTTCGGGAATCGAGCAGGATCCGACGAGGCTGAGCCCACGTTGATCGGGACGATCTCGCAGTTATGCCTGCCCTCTGACTTCAGCTCCTGCAGGCGACCTACCACGCCCCAACCGATGCCCGCTACGTCGATCTTGGCCTTCGTAGGCTGCACCAGATCGATCGCATCGAGCATCTTAACCACGGCATCCGACCAGTTCGGCGTCAGAGAGGACCAGCTCCGGCCGGCATGCACGCCCCGCCTCTCTCTGATCACCGTTTGATCGCCTCCAGCGCCAACGTCCATCCCTAGCTCGACTGGCAGATTTGATCCCTTGGGCCAATCCTTCTCGATCTGGCATAGGCGGACGAAGCTCAGCGGTACGACGCCTTGCGGATCATCCTGCGAGAACTTGCCTCGGACCTTGCTCTGATAGACCGCGCTCTCCTCGCCCACGTCTGAGATCAGCTCGTCCACGTAGGTCTGGCCCAGGAGTTGCTCCAGAACCTCATCGGGTAGATCATCGGCCTCATCTGTGAAGTTAGGCGAGAGCAGGCCATCTACGTGGATAACATGCCAGCCGCTATCGGGCTTACAAACCTGTGCGAAGTATGACGACGAGATATCTGGGTTTCCAATTGCCAGAACGCGGGACCGATCGTTAGCCGCCAGGGAACCGACCGCCTGCCAGAGAGGTTCTGGAATTCCACAAGCCTCATCGAGCACGATAAGTACTCTACGAGCGTGAATACCCTGGAACGCATGAGGATCGTAGTCGCTAGGCTTGCGTCCAAAGGCGACGATCTCCTCGTATGGCACCTGGCGGTTCGAGTTGTATCTAGCCCAGGTCGGGTCCATCATCCACTCGGTCTGATTCAGACGACCGGGCAAGCGTCCTGCGCGGTACGCTCTCGCCAGCTCTCGCCACAAGATCGTCTTTACCTGTGGGGCAGAAGGTGCCGTGGTTAATGCGAACGATTCACCGAACTTACCAGTGGATAGCCACCAGGCAACCAGTCGAGCCGCCGTGAACGATTTGCTGCATTCGTGAGCCGAGTGGACTGCCACCCTGCGATGATCTCGTACGGACTCCAGAATCTCCTTCTGCTTGCTCCATAGGGACTCGCCCAGGATCTCGGTGCAGAAACCAACTGGGTCATCGATGTACGCGGACCAGGGAGAGGCAGCCTCAGCTCTGCGCTTAGACAGCAGAAGGCGAGCGATGGTCGCCTCAGCAACGCTGTCGCCCGCGTAGCGATCTACCAAGATCGAGTCAGTTCTCGGCATCCGTTTCTCGCTGGATACGCGCTGCCATCTCGGACTTGGCCTCCGCGATCACACGCCTTGCCTCTTCCACAGCTGCGTCCGGATCTAGGCCAGCGGCTTCGGCCATCATCCGAACCTTGGCCGTAATATCAACCCGCATCGGGGCATCCAGGCCCATCAGCTTAATCCGCCGATCGATGCATTTCATCACGCCATCTAGGAAGGTCACGTCACCAGCAGGTCGGATAGTGATGCCATACTGCCTCTGCAGACGACGGATCTCATCCAGGGGCATCTCGATACCCTGAGATCGCTCCCAGGCCTGCCAGTATTGGGACTCCAGATGGTCTAGCTTAGCCAACTGCTCGTTAATCGCTGCATCGATGTCTCTGATCGCGGTATTAGCCCATCTGCGACGCAGGACCACGATCGACATATCGATCTGAGCTGGTGTCTGCCCTAGCTGCAGGGCCATCTGCGCACTGGGTAGCCCTTGCAGATACATCGCTGCGATCTTGGCCAGCTCAAGCTCTCGCTCCAGATCTGCCTCTGGCACGATCCGACGATGCCGATACTCTGGATCCCTGGACTGGTTATCACGCCCCACGCTACGATGCGCATCTCGCCTCAGCCCCTTGACGTGACAATGACATCCACAGGCAGGAGATCGGCACCACTGATGATCTCGATGCACGCAGTGAGGGCTCAGAGCAGTTTTGGCAGCAGGTGCGGGCTCCTCGATGGGTGGCGAGATCGGGGCATCTGCCCTAGCGTGCCCATTCATGCGATCTGCCAGCGTGCCCATCTGCGTCATCTCCTGTCTGCGAATTCGCTGACCAGATGGTCGGTCGGCACCGGACGTGGCTGGTTATTTCGCACTCCGAGCCTCCGACCATACTGAGTCGTGTCCCATCTGAGGGTCGAGAGGTGGCGACCCTGCATCTGGAGCCGCCACCAGCTTACGATCTCCGGCCGGTGATGGAAATACCCTGGACTAGGCCACGCGCCAAGACGAGATCGAAAATTGCCCGAAATCCGTCCCGCGTGCTCCAGTGACTCGCCTGAGACTCATAACTTCACGAGTCTCTCCCGAGATGAATCTCAGATGCATACTGCGCCGAGATGCATGAGAAGGGTTCCCTCCCCCGGAAATGCACACAAGGGGCGAGAGGTACCCCCAAGTACCTCTCACCCCGCGTGCGCGTAGTAGTTGTTATGTCCGATACCGCAGCCGAGAAGCGTTGAACACTGAGCCCGAAGGACGTCTTAGTCGTCCGCGAGAGGGTCCTTAATCAGTCTAACCTGAGCCACTAGGCGCTTGAGCCATGCGGGCCACGCAGCACGAACGGTTCCAGTAACTGGATCAGCCCAGCGTATAGCGACGGTGGTCTGGATCTGCAGACTCTCACGGTCTGCCTCGTCGTGATGCACGAGCCACTGCTTGAGCAACTCCCGTAAGAGCCAGGGGTTATCGCGGATCTCGACTCTCTCGCCACGATCTAGCATCGCCTCCAGTTCCTCGATCTCACTACCCCTCTGGTAAGGCTGCGTATGAGCCTTATCTCGCTCTACTCTGACCAGCTTGCGGATGCCATAGGCCGAGGTGCCCATGACTCTCATGTCCCAGATCTGGTGGACCAACGCGTCCTCTGATAGCGAGGGATCCTTGCCTAGCTGGTTCTCGATCCAGTTGCGCAGCTTCTCCCGCTGATCCTCACGCCACGGTTCCATCCTGACCTTGGCTCTAGCTGCCATGCCGAAGATCTCCTGCTCCTGCATGCCGCGATGACTCAGCTCCGGTCCGAGCAGGTTCCACAAAGCACTAGCGACCTCATCATATTGAGGCCACCTTGGTGAGTCGAGGAGTCGCATCAGAATCCGATCGACTCGATCGTATAGGTCCTTATAGGCATATGGTGGTTTGGCGACCCAGGCGCTAGCCGCCTGAGTCTCCATGCCACTCCACTGGTTCCAGCCCTTGGGGTTGGTCGGCATTCTACCCTCCTGGTAGTTGCTTGCGTTCTCCCATCTCGCTCTGCTTCTTCAGCGATGCCTCGCCTCCGCGACGATACCCACTGGTGACCGCATCCTGATCGTAGGATCGCTGATCCTGATAACCCTTGCGCAGGGGACCGAAGTTCGTGTCGATGTATTCGCGGTTCTCGTCCCGACGAGCCAGGGCCATCGTGGATGCCTCTTTGGTGGTCTGACGATTCTGCTCGTCCAGCCTGCGCCAGATCCTGCTGGTGAACCCCTTGTAGAACCCTGCCTTGTGGGTACGCCAGTTCATCGAGCCGTAGCGCTCGTCCTGCATCCACTCCTCCCGCCACATACGATCGGCCTGCTCACGGATCCATGCGAACATGGCCTGAGCCGCCTGCATGTTGACTGGTCGGCCGATCAGATAGAGGTTATAGCGGTGGGCTCGCAGGACTCGGCAGTAGTTGGCCTGTGCGATGGCGACGTAGAGGTCGACCTCCCACTTACCTACCTCGGCTCTGCCCCTGGTAACCTCCTGCTCCTTCTTCTGCCGCCCGTGCTGTTGCTCTACCTGATCTACGCTCAGGTTATGAGCCTCTAGCAGCTTCTGGGCCATCGCCATCGCGGTAGCCGCCTCATCAGGGGTAGCCGCGTGGTTGCCCGCCAGGGCCAGCAGCTTGCCGATCCTGCTCAGGATGTCGTCGGTCGGAATGGTCATTCAGCGATCTCCTTGCCTTTGGTGACCGATACTGTAGCCGAACCCGGAGACCGCATAAACACAAACCGTGTCAATTATCACGCAGCCTCTCCCTGAGCGACCTCACCCGCGTCTCCGCGACCTGTGCCGTATCTCGCTCCCTCTTCGCCTTCTTCTTCGGCTCTGGTATCCAGTTGCACGCGCACACCAGGCAGCATAGCTCGACCGTCCCTCGCATGCGCCTCATGCCTTTCTCTACCCCGCAGTGGCATACGGGCAGCTTGTTGAACGGTACCAGAGGAGGTCGCCACTCCTTCTGCCTGGTGCGTCGCCTCTTACCAGCCATCTGCCTACTGGTGACGCAGCGCTGCGCGTAGTCGTCGGCTGAGATCGGTCTCCGGTCTTACCAGAGGTAGGCACTCCGTCAGCAGATTCCAGTGCGTGCGCCAGTCGGCTAGCAGCCTTACCACGTCTGTCATCTCGGGACGGAACGGTTCGATCGCCATCGCCATCTGTATGCGCTCCACGACTCCCAGATACTCGTCCTCGGTCATCCCAGTGCCTGACCTCCCAACTGCCTGACGATCTCGTTATGACCCTCGATCGCTGCCTCCCTGCTGGTGTACTTCGCCTGTGCATCACAGGGCAGTCCGAACGTCATCGTCTCCCAGAGCGCTGGCTTCTCGTCACCAAACCCACCATGATCGATGCCCAGGAACACGGTCGAGACCAGTACCGATCTGTCGGCCATCTCGACGGTCTGCCGCCTCACGATCCAGCGCTCGTCGTGCTTCTGTTGCCATGACCATCTGGCCATCGCCTCTAGCGTCGGTCTTATCGGTACTGGCTCGGCCTGATCGTTCAAGATCCACCATATCCAGGGCAGCGTGCCAAGGTGCTCCTCTAGCTCATCTACGTCCATCTGGTCCGATCTCCTCGCATCTCGCCGCATCTCCCGATCTGGCCCGGACGTCGGCCCACCGCCGGCCTCCTTTATCCCGTCGCTGAA